GAGGTAGTCTTGTGGTTTGATAACGACCAAGCCGGACAAGAGGCTGCTAAAGAAGCTGCTCGTATTATCGGTTATGACAAAGTAAAGATTGCTAAGTCAACTGAGAAAGATGCTTCTGATGTCTGGATTAAATCACCGGATACCCTACTAAGCGTTGTCTATGACGCTTGTGATTACACCCCTGCAGGTATTCTTAACAAAGATGAACTGTGGGAACAGCTGGAGAAGTACAACGAACTAGAGTCTGTACCTTATCCTGAGTTCATGAACGGACTTAACGACAAACTGAAAGGAATGCGTTATGGTGAAATTACTCTCTGGACTTCTGGGACAGGTTCAGGTAAGTCTACCCTCCTACGAGAAATTGCAGTCCACCTCCTCCAGGAGACAAAAGATAAAATCGGTATTGTCAGTCTCGAAGAATCTCCCGCAGAGACCGCAAGGAAGATGTCAGGAATGGCACTCAACAGAAACCCCGCCGCAGAAGAAATCCCTCTCGAAGAATTGCGAGAAGGCTATGACCAAATCTTCGGAGACGATAGATGTATGGTGCTAGACCACCAAGGTTCTATATCTGACGGTTCTATAATGGACTTCTTAGAGTACATGTGCCTATCAGGCGCTAAGTATCTCTTTGTAGACCACATTACTATCTTAGCATCTGAAGGTGCTGAAGGACTCACTGGCAATGAAGCCATTGATAAGATTATGAATGACCTGCTCCGCTTAGTTAAGAAGTATAACGTGTGGATTGGCCTAATCAGCCACCTGAGAAAGACAGACAACAAAGGAAGTTCTTTCGAGGAAGGTAAACTACCATCTATGGATGATATCCGTGGCTCTGGTTCTATTAAACAAATTAGTATGGACATTATAGCCTTTGCACGTAATGTCGCAGCGGAAGATGAAAATGAACGAAACACAATTAAAACTAAAGTCCTCAAATGTCGTTATACTGGTCTTACAGGCCCATCGGGAACATTGCATTATCAGTATGACACTGGAAGACTGAGTAAAGGCCAAGAGTTCGAAGAAAATAATGGGTTTATGAAGGTATAAATGATGAACAATGATATGCAAGACGATGACGGCTTAATGACTGAAAATGAACTAATCTACCTCTCAGTAATTATGCAGCTTGTTGGGGATTGTAAGCCCGACCTAACTCACCTTTCACCTACAATCCGCGCATTCATTTTAGGGGTTACGGAGTCTAAATATGAGACTTCGGACCCAGAAGAATCAGATGAAGTAACTAAACGCCTATACTTCTACGCTAATGAAGTACTCGACTTTGACAAGGAGAAAATGCATTGACACATAAAGAATTCTATAAGACTTGGATTGTTAAGAACATTCAAGGCGCATCACACTTAGAAGTGTACATCAAAGACTCTGGCACCAAGTGGTCAGAGGAAGCTCACAACTATTGGCGTGCTATGTTCTCGCCAAAGCCACAATACAAGACAGACCTCACCATGAGTGACATCCTAGAACGGGATGCTTTCACCCGACCTGTTAATAAAAAGATTAAAAGAAAAGGTAAATAAACTATGACACCATACGAATCATTCATCCATCTTTCTCGTTACTCACGCTTTATAGACGCTGAAAATCGTCGCGAAACGTGGTCCGAGACCGTAGATAGACTGGTCGGCTTTTGGAAATCGAGAATTAGTAATAACATTATTACCGATGCGGAGTTTCAGACAGTTCACACAGCTATCTTAAATCGGGAGGTTATGCCTTCTATGAGAGCCATGTGGTCTGCTGGACAGGCACTTGAAGGAAATCACTTCCGTGGCTATAACTGTAGCTTTGCTGCTGTTGACCACATTCGAGTCTTTGATGAAATCTTGTTCATCTTAATGGCTGGAACGGGAGTCGGCTTCTCTGCTGAAGCACAATACGTAAACAAACTACCTATCATCAATGACACATTTAACATGTCTAACCGTGTCTTAACTATTGAAGACTCTGCTGAAGGTTGGGCTAAAGGACTACGTAAACTAATTGCTGAGTTGTATCTTGGTAATGAACATGATTGGGACTTCTCTGCTATTCGTCCTGAAGGCGCTCGTTTAAAGACTATGGGTGGTCGTGCTTCAGGTCCAGGTCCGTTGGTTGAACTGTTTAAGTTCGTAACAGAAGTATTCAAGAAAGCAAAGGGTCGTAAACTAACCCCCTTGGAAGTACACGACATTGTATGTAAGATTGCTGAAGTAGTCGTAGTAGGTGGTGTACGCCGCTCTGCTCTGATTAGTTTAAGTGACCTCGGAGACCCAGAGATTCGTGACTGTAAGTCAGGACGCTGGTGGGAACAGAATGCTTATCGTGCCTTAGCTAACAACTCTGCTGTCTATGACGCTAAGCCCTCGATGGCTGTATTCATGGATGAGTGGACAGCCTTAATGAAATCAGGGAGTGGTGAACGTGGAATCTATAATCGGGGTGGCGCACGCGCTATGGCCCCTGCTCGCCGTGATGGTGACCGCATTGTCGGTTGCAACCCTTGCGCCGAAATCCAACTAAGGTCTAACCAACTATGCAACTTAACAGAGGTTGTGGCGCGTGCTGATGATACAGAAGAAGACTTAATCCGTAAGGTTAAGATTGCTGCTATCCTTGGTACACTACAAGCCTCACTTACTGACTTTAAATATGTTCGTAAGGTATGGCAGAACAACTGTGAAGACGAAGCACTCTTGGGTGTTAGTTTGACTGGTATCCAAGACTGTCGCTTACTTCAAGACCCTGACCCAATGCTGCTCTCTACAATGAAAGCGGCTACACAAGAGGCTAATCAAGAATATGCAGCAAAACTTGGAATCAAACCCGCAACAGCGATTACAACTATTAAACCCTCTGGAACAGTATCCCAACTGGTTGATAGCGCGTCTGGTATTCATGGGCGCTTTGCCCCTTACTATATCCGCTCTGTTCGCCAAGCTAACAATGACCCTCTGACAACCTTCCTGAAAGACGCAGGAATTCCTTGGGAACCTGATGCAATGAATCCTGTTAAGACAACAGTGTTCTACTTCCCAATTAAGTCTCCTGATGGTGCAGTCTTGGCCTCTGAGCAAGGTGCTATCCAACAGCTAGAGAACTGGTTGATGTATCAGAAGTATTGGTCTGAGCATTCTGTCTCTGTGACTGTCTATGTCAAAGAGCCTGAGTGGATGGCAGTCGGTGCGTGGTGTTATGAACACTTCGACTCGCTCACAGGCGTATCCTTCCTGCCTTACTCTGAGCATACGTATCAGCAAGCCCCCTATACACCTTGTACTGAGGAAGACTATCTTAAGGCTGTAGAGGCTATGCCTGATGTTGACTTCGACCTGCTTCAAGACTATGAGCAGGGTGATACTACTGAAGGTGCTCAAACACTTGCTTGTTCGGCTGGTGGCTGTGAAATCTAACTGCGTTAAGGTTTGTAAAATCAAAGGGGATGTCTGCATTGGTTGTGGACGTTCCCTCGAACAGATAAGACTATGGACTAAATACTCTGACGAAGAGCGTCAGGCAATAATGGAGAAGCTAAATGAATGTTCTAATAGGTAGGCTTATAGGCCACTTCATTAGTGTTGCGATTCTAGGTGGCATATACCTGCTCTCAGTATGGGCGGCAGTCACTATACTTAAATCTTGGGGATTCCTATAATGCCATATCTACCACAAGGCGAAAGAGACGAAATTAATTGTGAGATAGGTGGTTTCACCCCTCACACTGGTGGCGAACTACAGTACGCTATTGCTTACATGATTAACAACTATTATAGTCGTTTATCTAGTATGGGACACGGTCCTCGTTACGCCGACATGGAAGAAATGATGGGTGCTCTCGATGGGGCAGCTAGGGAACACTATCGTATAGTCGTTGCCCCTTATGAAGATGTGAAGATGAAACAAAACAGTGGAGTTTACGATGTCAAAGGTAGTGAGTCTGTGTACTAAGCGAAAAGAAAAAGAAGAACAAGTTGCCGACGATGGTATGCATGAAATGGTAAGCGGTGAAGGAGGTGTCTTAGACGTAATGGATGACTTCTTCCCCGAAGGTTCTATAGTCGTTGGCTATGAAGATGGAGAGGTTGTTGTGGCCTCTTCAATAGAAGACCGTGAGATGTTAGCACCGCTGTTAGAAACAGCTTTAAAAATGGTAAATGAAAAGGAAGACTAAAATGGTACGCTATGTTATGAGCCTTGCGAATTGGATACAACGCAAGCGGCTTGAGAATTCGCTCAAGGATTTAACTAATAGACAACTAGCCGATATAGGAATCACCCGTGGTGATATTAAAAATATAGTCAGAGGAACTTATGAAGATGGAAAATGAGAACGAGTACGATGTAGCAGTAGAAGCCGCCTTTGATGCGGTAATGGAAGATTACGAATTGGATGCAAGTGGTTCTTTGAATGACATGCTATTCGATATGTTTGCTAATGGCTTTGATGCCGCACTAGAGTTAGCTATGGATGAAGAAGGGGAAGAGGACTAATGATGTTTACTCTTGGGACAGTGGCTATGACAGCTGCTGTCTCCCTTCTAATAGGGATTGTACTAGGGTTCGCCCTATGCGCTTACGGAATTTCATTATCTAATAAAGCAGGAGACAACTAATGACTGGTGATATCGCACAGGCAGGACAATACATCGGTGCTGGTTTAGCATGTATCGGAATGGGTTTTGCAGCTATGGGTGTTGGTCTTATTGTAGGTAAGTTCTTACAAGCAGCCACCGCAGTTAAAGACGCTAATGCCCAACAGGGTAATATGTTCGTGGGGATAGCCTTTGCTGAAGCTCTGGGTATCTTCGCTTTCCTCGTATCTCTTCTCTTAATGTTCGCGGTGTAATAATGTATACAGAATCATTTACTTGCTCACACATTGTAGAACGGGTTGGCAAGTATGCCTTCTTTGTAATGACAGGACTAATCTTTGTTTGTATTGGTATTGGCTTTATAGCGGTATACAAAGCTCAGAACAAAGTAACTTGGGACATGGCTTGCATCGAGCAGGGTGGTGTTCCTGTTAGGCTAACCCCTGACACCTATGATTGTAAGTTTAGAGAGGACACTTGATGTACTTGATTATTGGACGAGATAACTGTGAATACTGTGAACAGGCTATAGCTGACTTAGAAGAAAGAGACATGCCTTATGTCTACAAGAACTTAAGCCATATGACACTACTTGAAGAAACCCATTGGAGAGGCTTTCTAAAGAAAGACCTCTATGCTACTACTGTGCCTGTTGTCCTGAAGATGATAGGTGGCTATCAAGAACTAAATCTATTAATGAAGTATACCCCTGTGGAGTCTACAAATGACTGAAGATGCTGTAAATAGTAAAGGCAGAGGCAGACCTCCTGGCTCCGCTAATAAACCTAAGACTAAAAAGATTAAACTTAAGCCCCACCCTAAATATGCTAAAGATGACTTCTACAAGAAGTATCGTCATATCGGTGTACTAGCTGTATACGGTGTTGATGACTTCACTAACGAGGTTATCGATAAGTTCTGGGCAGACCCAGACCAAGACATCGTGGCTACAGACCCTATTGACCAACAGCTGGCTAACCTTAACAGACGCATGGGAACTCTATCTTGGAGCATGTATCGCTGGGAAGCTGTCCACCACGTAGGCTTCATCGAAGAGGGTATCTACCCTGTTGTTGTTGTCGCTAAGAAATATAAAGAACAAGTAATGGCTCTTCCCAATCCTGAAGGTGTAGAGATAATCTGTCTAGAGGACTATTGATAATGGAACTATTCTTCCCACTTAAGAACACCGTTGATGCTATGGCAGTAGATGTGTTGCACAGCAGCTTAGATGAGCTTACAGTAGAGTATAAAGGAAAGACCTATCAACTTGGCTGGCACTATCAGTACAGCTACTACTACGGAAAAGTTAACGACCTCACTGGCTACGTCTTGTAGCCTTATCCCCCTCTCTGCTGACCTTCGGGTTGGTGGGGAGGGTGACCCTTAAATATTTTTTTTGCTTTATTTCTATGACTTTCTCACAAGAATAAAATACCTAACCATTATGATATATATGGCTCGTCGAGAGCCTCACTATGACCCCCTACTTGCATCTGAAAGGGAAGTCGTACAAGCCCCCCGCCGATGCACCCTCCGAGAGACCTTATGGTTTTTTCTGCGGGGGGTTATCTAAAGGATTTATAAAGTTA